GGATTTTGAATATCTTCTCTGAAAATAAAATCGTCTTCTAAAATCAAGATATTCCCATAATCCTTTTCGTTTGCGTGGCGAAAACATTGGAGAAAGGCATCGGTAATATCATGATAGACGATTTGTTCCAAGAGTTCTTTTTTACAATGTTTGAACCCTTGGTTATGGACCAAATACACCGTTTTTGTAGGCTGATATGTTTTCAATTGTTCCCAAATATGTTCTAAACGCCCATTGTTTTCCAAGTGGATAATATAAGTGGCGTCTACGGAAGCGTCCATAAACCCGTTTGGATAAGTCATTTCTTCAAAGGAATAGCAATGTGCATTTTTTTCAGTAAACATAAAAAAAACAATATATTATGATTTATGATAATATATTACCTATTTGTACACGCCGCGACCACTAAAACAGATGTTTATGCTTTTTGAAAATGTGATGCGAATAAAGAAGGCCACTGTTTATATGAAATATTTTGTTTCGATGGCGTTGGATAAAGTGAATAAAATCATCAAGGTCACATATATTATAATCATAACGACGGTGAATGTAACTTGTATACATCCACTACACGATATTGTTTTCATAAGCTCGTCTATCTCGTCATTTCTATCGTTGGATAGATTCACTGCGTATTTTTTCCAAGCCTTATATTTCGATAAATATTTATTATAACGCTTTTGGAATTGTACTGCACGTTGTGTACGGGGTTTTGTTTCATCCTTACAACTGCGTCGAACATTTTCAAGGTCTGTTTTGTTTCCGGTCATATATTTTTGTGTTTTCGCATTTTTTCGTAATTCGGATTCTTCGAAATCTTTATATCGTGCATTATCGGCTTCTTCTTGTAAAGCCCAATACTCTTCTTCCTCCTCTGAATCGGCTCTCGCGTTTTGAATATTAAAGGAATCGGATTCGTAGTCAGACATTTTGATTTGAGTTGTGGTTTGGGTTTTAAAAACCAAATAGCATAAAAATGGGTTTCAATTTTATGAGAATGTGTCTCTCTTTATCTAAATATCCAATGAAACAATGTTTTTATCGGAACGCTGTTTACGTTTATTTGTTCTCTTGGGCATATTCATATTTTGCATATCTCTTAAGGATGCAATACTAATCATCGAATCGTTTTCATCTTGTCTAGTCGACGAATCCAAATTATATGAAATGTTTTCGGCCGGTCTTGCTTCACGGGTTTTTAGTCCAGCCAATATATTATTGATATCGGCATTTTGGGGTCCACGCATTTCCGGTCGAGCCTGTGGTGCAGGATTGGATTGCATAGAAGGTGGTGGAGGTACCGACCTCGTAATATTGTCTCGGTCATTCAAGTCAACCCCCGATTCACGAAACATGGCGCCTCTTCCTGCCGAAATATCGGGTCGGTTACCAGGATGTTGTGTATAATTCATTCCGGGACGGTTGGGTGGAGGTTGATTTTTGGTTTCAACGGGGGCAGGAGGAGGTCCAAACATGGAATTCAATGGATTGTTTGCACCCATGATACCACTCACCAGGTTTGCGGCAGAAGACATGCCCGCGTTTTGTTGACCCATGGTTTGGACCGTGGCGGAAGTGAACATTTTCATGAGTTCCGGATTTTGACGAATCACATCATTGAAACCAGGAGTGGCGGTAGATAATGCTTTATTGGTAATATTGACTACTGCCGCGGAAAATCCCACACGTAACAAGAGCGAAATCTCGGGTGATAATTTCCCGCCCTTGTATTTATCGTGTAATTCCGAAAAGATTTCCTCGTAACTATCAATGTCTTCACTGATTTGTTCCCCCCAACCATCTAAATTGAGGTCAAATGGATTAAATACAGTATTCCCGTATTCAATGGAATTGATAAACGTCATAAACCACCATCCTTGTAATTTCACACTATCCTTTTTACGTTTATCTTCCAATGCGGTCTCGTATTCATCTTCCACTTCTTCATAAACCGAATCCATATTGAAATGGGAAGAATGTTTGACCAACCCTTTATCGTGCCATTCTTCCAGTTTTTTAATCATTGCCCTCTTCTTACGACGTTTTTCGCGGTCGGTTAGTTTGGGTGCGGCGGAACCGGAAAGGGGGACCTCGTTCATTTTGGAAAACCCATCCCAGGTTTTGGTATTTCCTACACTTTCGGCGGTGGCATGTCCTAAATGCGAATCACTCTTTTCGTTATCGTTCTTGGTCGGTTCCGGTTTTGATTTACCACCAAAATTAAATAGTCCAGAAGCGAATCCACTCAAGGTCTTTGTATCGTTTCCAAAGAAACTATCGTTTTTAGGTGCAGGAGTTGAAGACGATGCCCCCGATAATTCATTGAGTTCGTTTTCCAATTGGTCCAATTCGCCTAAATCAACATGAACATTGGAAGAGCTCGACTTTTTCTTATCGTTCATTAGTAATTCAATTCCTGGACCAAAATTAACCGAAGGTTTCGCATCGGAATCATTAAAATTCATAGATACCGAATCTAAATCGTTAAATCCAATATCAATCACTTCCATGGTATTTATGATAAAGATACAAATATTATTTTTAAGTTGTCCGCATAAGAATATTATATTGGTTGCACCAAAAAATCATCGGTCACGGTGATTTTCTTTTGGTTACGTAAATACCAAATACCTTGTAAAAAACAATCGGCTAAATCATCGCGTTTCTTGGACTCGAGTATATGGGTCCAAGAGGCCGAAAGCCTACTGTTTTTTTCCAGGATTTTTCGGCAATAATGGACTGCATCTAACTTGTGCTGTTTATAGACACCATTCGTGGGTTCAACCCCGGACTCGACCGGAGTATCCACCGGACCCCCGATTTTTAATTTATTGGAAGACGATACAAACTCGATACAAAGGGTTTCGGGACATTTCATAATAAAATATTGCGCCAACATTCCTTGAACCGTTTTCATTCTCGAAGCAATGGGCGATATTTGATTCTCTAAAATCGCGTGGGTACATTGGGATAAATCAATACGGTCCATGGCGGTTTTCATATTACGCCCGATAGTGATCAAGTCCGTTTCACTGGCGGTTTTATCTTTGGTCGGGACAATCGGGTTGTAACACCGTTCTTGGAAAAAGGATAGGAGTAAATCGATCATTTGTTTTTTAGTTAGCTTTGGATTCACGGTATCATCCACAGGGGGGATAAATTCGTGATATGTTTTTTTCACGTCTTCTACTTTTAATTTTTGTAAGGCTTTGGATGACCACGTTTTTTTAGGAATCATATAATCGTGTGTGGATTTGGCGTGGGTTTCACAGTAAAATGTATCGGCTTTTCTATATTTGGCGTTTCGACCACAGATAACGTCCGGGACCACATGATTCCGTTTTTTCGGTTTCCCTACGAGACATGTACAATGATATTTGGGTAAAGAGGATTGTTCCATCAGATTTAATATATTCCAGTCCGTAATGGTGACACCGGAACGATCACATGAAAAAATACAATATGCCATGTTTTTGATACCGATATCGAAACTGATTAGCATAATGGAAAATATAAAGAAAACCCTTTATATTTTATCGTAATTATAATATATCTTGGAAATCACGAGAGTTTGTAAATCGTGTGTTGGAAATCCACCGTATAGTTTTTCGCTTTTAATAAAAAATCATATGGTAAAAATAACAAATACTGCGAAATATCTTTATGAATCAAGCCGAAATATTCCAAGAATAATAAGGTCAATGTATCACAATTAACGTTTTTCTCCATATATTTGTAATCTTTATAGATATCGATAAACTCATATACCTTGGTTTTATCAATATATGGTTTCAGGTTATTATCCACATAATACGCGGTTTCGATGGTTTCTTCGAGTCGTTTCTTTGCATCCAGTAATACGACACCGTATTTTTCTTTCTTGGAATATTCACAATAAAATTTATAAGGCATTGATTCTAATAAAAAAGTTCCCTTTTCATCTTTTATGACCACTCCTAAATGATAAATACCTAAAAAAGTGACGGGAATGACTTCAAATACGGTTTCGAGTGTTTGCGGGGTTCGATATAAAATATAATCACCCGTTTTCATTCGCGAAAGAGTATCGTTTATTGAAATCGTTTTATCAGCAAGAATCATGTTTCGTTCGAGTTTATGATTCACGTAAATGAATAATAATAATAGCACGGATAATAGAAACAATACAATATTTAAATGTAATTTATATGCAACCAGATAGAGCGCGATAGTAAAGAGGGCTAGACAGACTAAAACCGCGATTTTCCATAATTGAAATTCACCTGTAAATGATTTTAATTTATGACGAAAGAGTTCATCGTCGCGTGTTACTACTATATATGCGATTTCTACTATTATAATAAATAGGAGTACGAAATCGTGTTTGTATTTCATCTGTTCTATTTGTTTCTATAATATTATCCCATATTTTTGTCTTCAAATATGCGATTGGTTCGGAAATACAATTTATTGCATTACTGGTGCAACCTTTTTTGCGTTTAATTGTTCTCTCGATAAATACATTTGTTTCAAGTCGGAATCTTGATACCCAATCGGTTTATTCGAATCTTGGTAAGAGGTAAAGGAGTGAGGCCCCGTCTTGGAATTACGAGAAGCACCGATTTCTAAAGGAGGAATAAAATATCCTGTATCATTACATGTGTCGCGGAAATTATGTTCCATAATTTGGCGTCCATTCTTTACGAGATAATTACGGTACATCCAGTTGGATTTAATATCATTTGAATGAATTAATTTATCATTCACGGCGGATTCGGGTTGCCAAGAAGAGATAACCGAGCGTCCATCCGCCATAATGGGAGGAAACTTGGGATATAGATTATTAGAGTGATATCCGAGAGCGGACTGAGGAACGGTTTCTTTGATTAAAGGGAAGGCGCATTCATAGGTTTCTGCACTATCTGCAAAGGAAAACATGATATATATTGAAAATATATTATATTTATGGTATTATTCTAAACCGGGAAAGAACGAAATCTAAACTAAAGGGGTTATAGTTTACCCCAAAAGGGTTATATTGCCGATTCTAAAAGAGATAATAGTTTCGGTTTTTTCAATTTACTGGGGTCCGTGGATAAACCCTTTTGAATGACCAATGCTTTTAATTCCGAGGGAGACATTTTCTGATAAACTTCCATTCGTTTATCTTGAGGGGTGTCTTGTGAAGACACGACTACAGAATCGGCCTCGATTTCATCCATTTCTTCCATTGCATTTTCCAAATGAGAAGATGTTTCGGGTAAATCATTCGATACATCTACCATCTCTTTATTATCCAATGTGTTATCTTCTTTTAAAGAATAATCGAAATCGGTCGATTCGGTTAAATGAATTACCTTGACGTCACCATTCGCGTTTACTAAATCTTGGGTAGATTCATCGTCAGATACAATGATTTTTTGTATGGCTTCATTGTTGTCTTCATCGACGGGTTCGTCATCTACGGGTTCGTCATCCGCTTCGTCATCTGATTCGTCATCCGATTCATCATCGGTTTCGTCATCCGATTCATCATCGGTTTCATCATCCTCTTCATCTACGTCGAATTCGTTGTGTGGTTTCAACCTTTCCATATAATGCACATTTGAATCGTTTATGATTTTTATATTAGAAGCGGTTGGCGCGGTTTCCATGTTTAAATCCGGATACATATTCAACGGCATCTGATAATGCCTGTTTTCAGAATGTGTGCATATTTGTTTTACGGTAGTAATCTCTTGAACCATGTTATTGATAATTTCAAACATAGTATCACTTTTATTTTCAATCGAATTCAACCGCTGTTTAAAATGGTAGACCAGTAATAAAATCAAGACAAAAGATATTCCTAAACTAATGAAGAAGAAGGTTTCAATAAAATTAAACACTCCCATTTTACTATAGTTTGATAAAAAGAAGGGAACGTCTGAACGAACACACCGTATTTAACTATTATTTTATCATAACATATGATATAGTTGATATGAATACAGAAGACATTACGTCAAATAATACGTTACAAAGTGTTAAAACGATTTCTTCTAATCCAACTGCAAAAACGGCTATTATTATTTTTTTACTGGCAATACTGATCCTTTATATTTTAGGAATAAATGTGTTTTCGATTCTCGGAAACTTTATACAATCCTTATTAACTTTTCTTACAAAACCAATCAATAAAATATTTTCTGTATTAGGATATGCAAGTGGAACCGTAATACATAATGCGGCGGATGTAGCGGGAGACACCGCAAAGGCAGGTATTGATATTGCGGAAGGGACTACGCATTCTATTGGTGATATATTGAGATCCGGAAAAATCCCTATAACGGAGATGCCTTTGGATAAAAAAATCAACGAAGGGTTTCAATCAAAAAAACACGCCACGGAACCATCGCCAGATGATTCAAATGGACCTATACAAAACCCAATCACTTCCGCAAAAACCCAATGGACTTTATTAGATGAAAACAAACAAAAATACGGCTATGTAGATGTATCGGAAAGAGACATGATTCTTTCAGGTCAAATTGTTCCATCTCAGAAAACCTTTTTGAATCCAGCACAAGAATAAAACCCAAAGTCGATTTATTTGTATATTAGTTCAAATACAAATGAATCCAAAATTCTCCAACCTTTATTTCAAAAAGGGTGTGAATTGTGAAAAGGAACCCGTTTTATAGGTTGAATTATCTGAGACTTGAGTTTTTGTAACTAAACTACCGATTGGAACACCGGAAAGCATAACGCTATTCGTTAATGGATTGGCTATATAATTTATATTTTCTTCGGTTAAATTGCAAAAAGCGCCAGCTTTTACGTATAACCCCTTAGTATCTAACGGATACGTTTTCTCATCTGAATCTATAATTTTATATTTTAACTCAACTTTCACATCATAAATACTATTTTGATTGGTTAATAATGTTAAATTATTGATATTTAACATGCCGGCATATTGAACTGTATAAAAAATTTGGGCATTTGTTTTCGACATATCTACTGTAATTTCATTAAACATATTGGGATTAATGTAATCCGCATTCGATATCGGAGTTACTATTTCTCCGTCATAATATACGTTAATTTGGATACTTACAATTTGAATCGTAAACGAAGGAATTGCGGGACGCGTATATGTGAGTGTATTTGGATTGAACCCGGTTCCTATATATATTCCAGTTAGCCATATTCCGATAGGTGTGCTAATATTATAAGTATAAGTAAGGTCTTGGTTCACGTCTTCAATTTTGATAACGCCTAATTCAACCTCTGTTGTATATATATCCTTTTTGGCCATTGCAGTAATCTTTGCCGATTGTGATTGTAAGTATAGTAGTTGATTAATGGTATATAAGTTCCAAAGAGAATTGCTACTGATATTGTTGATCGCAAAGGAATCGTTATATTTCAAATAATTATACAATGGAACATTTGGATCGTTATAAAGATACATCGGCGGTCCTGGAACATCAGATGCAGTGGTTAATGTCGGTAGGGTTACGTCGGATGGACATGTTGATGTATATCGATTATTCAACGTTTGATAATAATTTGCGTATTGCGACATATTTCCACTACTTCCTTTCACCAAATTCGCCCATTTTTGGTTTTTGGTTAAATCATTCGTTTTGGAGTTTTGGTCAACGCCTTTATATTTCAAAATTTCGGCTTTTCTACGCATATCCAAGTCGTCTTTTGTAAAAAACGGATAAGGTGATTGTTTGGTTAAACGTGTTGGTGGGACATTAAATCTTCGCGAAGATTTCAAATTACAGAAAGCGGTTAAATTGCTCATATCTATATATTATATGAAATCATATAAAGATATAAAAAGTTTCCAAGGATTACGAAAATCATTTCTATTCGTCGTAACACTCGCTCTAAAATTTGGAAGAATACCACAAAGAAGAAATATAATTTGTACCTTTCCCTCCGTTTGATAACGCCAAGGAGCTTGTAGACGTGTTTGGACCAGATTTCACTACCTTGTTTATTTGATAAGTCGTCAATGCATGGTCAAAATATTTTAGGTCAGATAAATTTCCATGAAACCCACCATTTCCACACACATTCACATCATAATAATTTTGTTTAGGAACACTTGAAAGAAGAGTACGATTCGAAACGGTGCCGTTTACATATACATCCAACACCTTGTTTTGCATTCTTATCATCACATTGAACCATTTATTAATAGGTATATCTTTCACGATTATCCCTTCACGACTGGTTACAGTATCCATTAATGTATACAAATGAATGGCTCCGTTTTCTTTGATTAAATATAGTCCGGGTCCATTTGCACCTATTGCTAAACCGTTATCCCCAGTGGGGACCGTACCGGTCATAGTCTTATCATATTGCGCATCTCCTTTATTAAAAACGTTTGTGTATTTTTGTGAAGAATCGACACCGGTTACTAATAACCAAACCGACCAAGTAAATTCAATTCCAGTGGACTGATTGTTGGAGCGAGCAATCGTTGTGGAATTTGCTTGTCGTGGGTCTTGAGGAACAATTACGGTATTGTTTCCAGTAATCAATCCCTTCACAACGTATGGGCTTTTTGAAGGTGTCGTGAAATATCCAATCAAAATAATACCGATATTGAGTAAAACAATAAAGACAATCAGTACTAAAACCAAGAATGCGAATTTGGCGACCATGCTATTTGATTGAAGAAAGTCTTTGGAACCGTTCACCATATTTTTCGATGAAAAATCGCCTAAAGTGTTTTGAACAGACGATTGTATTCCGGAAACACTACTAGAGACATTCGAAATAGAAGATGTTATTCCGGTTTTAACGGCGTTTGTACTTGGAACATTCACATTCGGCATTTCGGGCAAATTATCTGTAACCGATTTTTGAATATTTTTAATCGTATCCATTTTGGTTGTTATATATTATTAGAACATATAACAAAAAACACAATCGTATGAATTTTTGTTACTTACCTATTTGTCGGTCATTGCAAAGAATGATAATATCTTCAAGGGTCATGACCGATACGTTTTATATTATTCTCTCATTCAATATGCCTCCCGAAGGTGGCCGAAATGAATGGAATGGAACTGTTACTTTGCGCGTTTTCAACGCGAAAAGGTGTATAATAGGGCATGAAGCGTCCCATTTTAAATCTTCGTCGGTTTAAAAGAGCCGTATTGATTTTTGTTCAATATTATCTTTAACTAAAGCCACATCTACGCCGTACGAGGAAACCGCTTTAGACATTGAGTTTCCACCATTTCCATTCATATAATTACTCCATACGTCTTTTGGAGTCAATGGATTCGACCAATGTTTGAATTTTGCTGCAAACCCGTCCAAAGCTCCGCCAATTTTAATGCCTTCTGATGCGGATGGTTGAATCGTGATGCCTTCGCTTTTTACTGATTTAATCAGTTTTCCGTTGAGATATAAGTCAATGTATTGACCATCTACATTTGCTAAAAAATAAACCCATTTTTGAATAGGGAAATTCTCAGTTACCGTAATTGGGATAATCGAGTTTGTCGCGTTAGTCTTAACATAAAATTTCAATGTGGGTCTTGTTTGATCTAAATAGAGTTGTATTTGGTCACCGCGGTTAAAAATATTATTGTTTTCGGGATATGTATTCTTTAAAGCAACATTACTACTCCAACTATTCACATATATCCATATGCCGTATGCATATCTATATGATGTGGGTTTATCTATATTTGCTACAGGAATCATCTCACCGTTTTTTAAAGAGACTTTATCAGAAATTTTACTCGATTTTTTAAATACTTTGGTTAAAATGTATATCAAAACCACAACTGCTACCGCTAATAATATAATAGTATAGTTCATTATATAAAAACTGCATATATTATTTTTTTACGATTTAGAAGCCATTGGTGGATTTTTATTCATTAATAAATTATAAGAATTTGCTATTTGTTTTTTCGTTAAAGGGATAGAACTATAAGTTACGTTACATATAGCACCTTCGATACCATTTTCGGCACCAACCATGATTGTATCAGATGGGTCATATTTTGGAACACTTGTTTCATTAAAAGATACACTTCTTTCTAAATGCCCGTTGATAAAAATATCAACGGCAGAATCATTATAATTGTAATTAAATACAAACTGGTTCCATTTTTGACTAGTGACGGTGAATTGAATCGGAGTTGTTTTGTTTGAACAATATACCTTGTATATATCTAAACCGTCGTTGTCGTATAAATAGGTAACACATGGTTTTACATCATTGCCGTTACCGTAACTAAATATTTCGGTTTCTTTTGAATACGCACCATTCGACATATTTTGTGGGTTGATAAATATCCACATTGAAATAGAATAATTCGCCGAATATCCGTATTCTAATAAATCTTGCTTTGGATTTTTATTAATATTTTTCATCTCGGCAGACCCGATTTGTGTTTGGCTATCTAAAAACACCGGCTCATTTTGTAACAAAACAAGGTTCGATTTCGTTTTGTTCCATTTTTTGAATAACATAGGCAAAAAAATATATAATAAAATAAATAGCATTTCGATGGCTAATAACACGAATACAAACGGTGTTGTTATTTTAAATTGTCCAAACATATATTTAATAAAATCGCTAATCAAACAAGGAATATAAAAAAGGAGTGAAATCGCAAAAGCCCATTCACTGTCTGACCTATATAAATTATTAATGAAAACACGATAAAAAATGGAAAGACCCACCATAATAATAAGAAAAATCAAAACATTTAAAATATAATTAAATATGTAATAGTATTCGGAGCTCATCTTGGAATAAAAATAATAGGCGATGTAAACAAATGCAAAGAAACCCGTGACTACACCTAACATCATGATGCTTGTTTTTTTAGAATAGGTTCGGTTTGCACGCATGAAATAAATCGAAACGAAAAGAAGCGGTAGCAAAATCGTCATTGAATACGTATATGTCTTGGTATTTAATGCAGCTTCGTTATCTGCAAATTGAAATAAAATAACACCAATAAATATCACGGTAAATACCAAGATAATATATTTCATGCATACTTGTAAGAAAGAGTCCATTGTTTTACGTAAAATGCCTGTTTATATATGACTGGATATATTTTTATAGATTTTCAATCGTCGTTTTTTTCCCATGGCATTCGCGACATAAAGCAACTAAATTATCTATATGATTACTTCCGCCGTATTCTAAACGTATTTTATGGTCTACTTCAAACCAAGCATTCAATTGAGAGTTACAGTCACCGCACTTCCAATTTTGTCTCGATGCAACGAATTTTTTCTTGGTTTCACTTACGGAACGTTTTGTAGATTTTTTACCGGATTGAATAATACGGTCGGTAGAACGTTGTTCTTGAGAACCACCTTGAGAACCACCTTGACCATGACCATGACCTTGGCCCACGCCACCACCTGTATTCGGAAATCCAAGGATTGGATAAGGGTGGGCGCCCTGACTACCAAAAAAATCTTGTTTGGATGTAAAGTCTAAAATGGGGGAAACGAATGCAGCCGTACTTCGATCCAAAGGCATATATTTCAGATAATCGTTTGAAGTAGATAATATTTGTCTCGTATTCATAGGATTCTTTTTAATCACGTAATATAAGAAGAGTGCACCGAGTGCAATCCCCCCCATTTGATAATATTTTTTATAGGAGAGTGCACGTTTTATGAATTTACCGTCGGTGTATACATTCGCCATGATGGCGGCAGTCGCCAAAAATAACATGATTTCAATACGCATATTATATATTGTGCCTATAAATTCTTGGTCGCATTCGCGTGGTTATGTATAATATCGATAAATAACAAGTATACATATTAAAATAAACACACCGTGTATCACATACGTATTCACTCGTAGTTTTTCGGTCATATAAACGGGTTTCGGTTTATATTCGGATAAGTATCGGTCAATGCCTTCATATAACGAAAGCTCTTCTTTTCCAAGCATTTCGTTATATTTGTTATGAATAAAATGGACCCATCGAATGAAAGAATCACGGTTATCTAAATAGGGGGATACGGGATATTTATCGAGCATTTTACTAAACTCGTCACCCATTTTGGCGTCAGGAATAAATAGCGGGAAATTTTGAATCAGATCGTAATATTTCCGTTTTGTTACGGCGGTCACTTGGAGAGGATATGCATGTGATAGAGTATGTAGAAAAAACCAATAATGGGGTCCCCATACATTTGCCGAAAAACTCATCACAATAAAACTATATAGAAAGCTACGAATATAATCATTGAGAACATTCGCAAAGATGAGTGAACATTGTAATAATTGCGGTAGACCTGGACATAGTTATATTTATTGTAAAGTTCCTATAACAAGTATTGGGGTGATCGTATTCCGTCGTTTACCCGATTCGCAAGCCATAGAATATTTGATGATTCGTCGAAAAGATACCCTGGGATATATTGATTTTATGAGAGGGAAATATTCGGTTAACAATAAACATTATATCATCAATATGTTAAAACAAATGACGGTATTGGAAAAAGACCGATTAAAAACGGATTCATTTGAACAGTTATGGGACGGTATTTGGGGAGGAAG